CTATTATGATTTCGATCATATTTCCATTCCCATATATTACCATCAGAATCTTTATTCCATATCACATTACTATGTTCATCATATTTCCATTCCCATATATTACCATTAGAATCTTTTTCCCATATCAAATTATTATTTTTATCATATTTAAATTCAGAAATATTATCATTATAATCTTTTTCCCATATTTTATTATGATTTTCATCATATTTGTATTCAGTAATATAGCCATCAAAATCTTTATACCATATCCTATTATTTTTATTATCATATTTGTATTCATAAATATCACCATCAGAATCTTTTTTCCATATTATATTATTATTTTCGTTATATTTACATTCAATAATATCACCATTATAATTTTTTCCCCAAATTAGATTATTTTTATTATCATATTCGTATTTACAAATATCACCATTCCAATCTCGTTCTAGAATAATATTATTTTTATTATCATATTCGTATTTACAAATATCACCATCTGGATCTTTTTCCCATATTAGATTATTATTTTTATCATATTTATATTCATAAATATTACCACTTGAATTTTTTTGCCAAATAATATTACCTTTATTATCTTCTTTAATTTCAGGTAAAGTTTGAATATAATTATAAAAACCCTTATAATCACCTGTAACTTTTATTTTATTAGTATCTAATTTGTTAAAGTTATTTTCAAAAAATGTAATACCACTTTTACAAGCATTATGTTTTTCTAATAATTCTTTTGTAATTAACATTTTATATATCCTTAATTCAAATATTTAATTATTAAAAGTGATTTATTATTTTCTATAATTTCAACTAGTCTATCTTTTGAATCTTTTTTATATTTCCATTCACTAATATAACCAGCTACATCTTTTTCCCAAATTAGATTATTATTTTTATCATATTTATATTCTTGAATATGACCATTCCAATATTTTTGCCATATCATATTATTATTTTTATCAAATTTGTACTCTTCAATATTACTCCATGGATCTTTTTCCCAGATCTTATTATTGTTTTGATCATATTTATATTCTTCAATATCACCATTACAATTTTTATACAATATTATATTATTATTTTTATCATATTTCCATTCAAGAATATAACCATCAAAATCTTTTTCCCATATCATATTATTATTTTTATCATATTTGTAATCATAAATATGACCACTTGAAGATTTTTCCCATATTATATTACCTCTATCATCATATTTATATTTAATAATATAACCACTTGGATATTTTTTCTGTATAATATTACCTTTATCATCAACTTTTATTTCGGGTAACTTTTGAATCCAATCATAAAAATGTTTATAATCACCTGTAATTTTTATTTTATTGGTATCAAGTTGTTTAAAGTTATTTTTAAAAAATTTAATACCACTTTTACAAGCATCATATTTTTCTAATAATTCTTTTGTTATTATCATTTTAATTTTAATTTCCTTATTTTAAATATTTAATTATTAAAAGTGATTTATTCTTTTCATTAATTCAACAATAACAATATTATCTAATCTATCCCATAATTTTTGTTCTATTATATCATTAATATCATTAGGTTTAATAGCATCTTTAAAATCTTTATATTCTTCTAAATACATATCATTCTTACCACCAGTTTCCATATTTGCTATTCTATCAGCTATTTTAATTATTCTATTAACACATAACTTCTTAATCTTAGGATATGTTTTTTCATGTCTTTCTTTTCTATTTTTACCTAGTTCATCCGTTACTGCATATACAATATCAGCTATATAATAACCAAAACATTTTTTAATATCACTATAATTAGTATTAGTATCTTCTAATATATCATGTAAATAAGCAGCAATTATAATACATTCATCCTTATTATTTTCGTGTGGCTTCACTCCAGCATCTAATAAAACAGCACTAACATATTCTAAATGATATTTATAAGGACCGTAATTATATGGTTGGTTATAATGTGCTTCTATAGCAAATTCAACCGCTTTTATTATTTTAGCTGTCATTTTAACTCCTTTAATTCAATATACATATGTACAAGTTATAAAGTCAAGACTTTATTAATTTTTTATATAAATATCTCCATAATACAGTATCATAATTTTTATGATTTGATATTTTATGTAAAACAAACGCATATTTTGGATATTTTTTTATTTCCATAGCATATGTTTTTCTATCAGCATGCCCAATCTTTATTCTAATTTCTCTATATATTTGATTGGCATCAAATACAATATCATCATATGCATCCCATATTTTATTAGCCCAATCTTTAATCCAAGTTCCAATATTATCAGGAGCAGTTTCTATTAAATCATATACTATTTGATTTTCACCCGAACTAATAAGATTAAATATACGTTTAGCACTAGTATGTTTTATTATATAAGATATTTGTTTATACCATTCATATTTAATTTTTAATCTAAATCCATTTTTAAATACAACGACAAATCCTTCTCTATTATTACAATCAAATTTTGATGTAAGATCTTGCCAAGTATCACATTTATATTCTTTTACAATATCAAGTCCATCTGGAGCGTATTTTAAATCAATTTCATTTCCATTTTTAGTGTTAATCATAACTAATAATATTAATTTTCTATCATTACCATAATCACATACAAGTTTTTGACCATGATTAGGATAAATATTTTCAAAAATATAAGTAATATTAGGATCAAAATCTACATTACTATATTTTTCTTGTAGCATTTTAGTACCTTCAATTGCCATTGGCGAATCAAAACTACCTCTTGAGGCTAAATAAATTTTATTATCATGCCAATATGTTATGCCCATAAAACCATCTGGCTTATCAAATGCACAAAATGGTAAATTTGGTATTTCAATATTAGATTGTTCTAATTGATCTGTTGTAAAAATTTTAGGTAAACATTGACTTATAACATTTTTATTTACATCTAATATCAAACCCCTACAATTTATTGTATATTTATTCCATAACCAATCATATTGTGTTTTCTTTGTGTAATTATAAATCCATAAATCCATATATGGATGTTTTTTACAATTTATATGCTTAGAATCTATTAAAGCTTGTAATTCATCCCAATTCCAATTATTCATATATTCCTTTTAGTTAAAATTGGGTCGGCCCCGAAAGACCAACCCATTAGAGAGAAAACAAGGAGGTTAGTAAATAACCCTTAAATAATATATGTGATATCAGGGGTGATGTCAAGACTTATTTTTATTTTTAATAATTATTTTATTTAATATCCTATGGTCCTTTCTACTATCATGTATTACATACATTATGTGAAATAGATATACAATCATATATAATATAATACTAGGGCCTAATACAATAATAAAAGGTAACATAATAATATGTTTAATTCTTATATGATCATAATATTTAAACACTGTATATATAATAAATATAGCTGTAAATATACCCAGTAAAAACCAATACACTATCCAAATCATTTCATTTTTCTTTGTTTGAATATGATATTATCACCCCATTTAATTCTTATTATACATTCAAAAAACATTAGTATAGATATTGGACCAAGAAATATTAAAAAAATAACTTCTATTAAATATTTAATATCAATATTACGATTAATATTATCATAATATATACACATACACATTCCTATTAATCCTAAAATAAGCCAACCTATTATATACCAAATCATTTATTACCTCTATTCTTTTAAATTAATATTTAACTAATGTCTGTTCAATATAATTAATATTAGCTTTAACATATTTAGAACATATAGTTTTATATTCATCTCCAACTTCAGGAAAATAAATATCACCATCTACTTCTATTTCAATTGTGGTTAAATATAATACTGTTGTGATATCCCAGAACGCCTCATATATTTGTTGACCTCCACATATAAAAATTTGATTTAAATCTTTGGTATATTCAAGAACAGAATCAACATTATTACAAATAGTCACACCTTCTATTATAATATCTTGTGTTGTCATTACAATAGTATTTCTATTAGGTAATGGCTTACCAATACTTTCATATGTTTTTCTTCCCATAACAATAGTTTCACCGGTTGTTAGTAGTTTAAATCGTTCTTGTTCTCCTACTATATGCCATGGTATATCTGGACCATTACCAATGATATTATTCTTACTAACTGCTGCTATTGATGAAATTATTGGTTTCATTCTAATAACCCTTCTTTTAATAATTTTGTTAATTTTAATCTAATTTTTGTTCAGTTTCATTAGTTACTTGATATAAAGCCAACATCAAACTAATACTATTAGGCATGCCAACTTGTTCCATTAATTCCTTACATCTTTTTTCTGTCATAATAATTCCATAGCCATATTATAAGCAACGTCATCATCGCCATGATCTAATCCAAAATAACATTTTTGTATTGATAACTGATGTAATTTTTCTTTATTAGTTTTAACATGTATTAACTTAATATATAATATATCATTATCATCTTTAAAAAAATCTCCTTTCACAAAATCATCATTTTTATATGCTTCTTGTATATTTTTATATTTATTAATATCAAAGAAATCATCAAAATTACCAACACTTTCTTTTGATCCAAATAAATTTATTTTTTTCATTTAATCTCCTTTTAATATTAAAACAATAATATATATTCAAAAAACATTAATGTCAAAACTTAAATATAAAAAGAACTTCCCGTGTTGCAACCTAGGAAGTTCTTTTACATTTTATAAGAAGTTAACCAAATTCCCAATTAATATATATTATAATAATAAGAATGTCAATATTATATTTCAACTATATGATTTTTACAAGAATTATTATATTCCAATATTATATCAATAGCAGATCTCACTTTATTAATATCATTTTGATCTACTAATATATCTTCTGGTTTAATATAACCACCATAAAATAAATCATACATAAAATCATCTGTACAAATACTTGTATTTTCTTTAATATTCATAGTAATTACCCCTTTAACTCTTTATTAATCCTTTCAATATTAATAACATCACCAATTTTACCACTAGCCATATTTTTAACACAAGCATCCATTGTTTTTAAAGTTTTATAAGATATAGTATCATTCCAATTTATATTATTCCAATTCATATTAAAATTCTTACTATTTTCTGGTCTTCTATTACTACCTTTACCTGCCATTTTAATCTCCCTTATTAATATGGATTTATATTTGGATTAGTTAATACATTTGCTATATAATCAGCACTTTTACCTTTTTTCCAATCCCTAAAACCTTTCTGACTATTCCAATCACGACCAACAAATTCTAATCCTCCATGACCTTTAGACCAATCCCAATCCATTAATTTTTGCATTTCACCATCACATTTAGGACATTTTTCAGGTGGCTGTAAATCTTTAGGGACACTAATACTTTTTATATATTCATCTTGAAATCCACATTCGACACATTTATAATCAAACAATGGCATTATTTTCCTCCATTTCTATAATATCACGAGCAATTGTTCTACTAGATTTTTGTAATGTTTTTAAATCTTTATTATTATCAACAATATAATTCCATTCTTTAAATCCATCTAATGCTTTTTCACTACTATGATTATCTTTTTTACTAATTCTATTCATTTTTTTATTAATTCTAATAGATATTAAATCATATTTATTATCATATAGATTAATTATTTCATTCGGGAATCGTGTATCTGTAATAATATACACATCTTTTTTACTAGATTTGGCACGTTTTTTAATCATATCAACCCAATAATTTATACCAACTTTATTTCTAAATATTTCAGTTCCATATGTTTGTAATAATAATCTACTTAATTCAGTTTTATCTTCATACCAATTATTATCAGTTATAACCAAATCTTTTAATCTTTTTTTAGCATCTTTATTATGTTCTTTATATATTGTATCATAAATACTCAATATTGTTATAGTTTCAGCTACAATTTTATTAATATAATTAGTAACCATTTTAAAATCAGATTTGCATCCATCTTTAACACCTTTAGCAAATAAATCTTCTTTTGTACTATATCCTCGACTACGGAATTGTTGTTTTATATATTCAGCAAAAGAATTTTTACCACTTTGCATTTTTCCACTAATTAATATAACTTTCTTTCTCAATATTAGCTCCTAATCATTTAAAAAATATTTTGTCAATTCATCAAAATCATTACCTTCTCTAATTAATTCAAATAAACCACCATCTATAATTGTACTACCACAACTACAACTAACTTTTCTTCCATTTTGTGTACTAACAATTATATCTCCACAACTTTTACACTTAACTTTGTTTTCAATGATTTTAGTCATTTCCTTTCTCCTTTATTTTTACCTAAGTTTATATATTTAATTTTATCTTCATTAATTCTAGTATAATCTATTAATATTTTATTACATTCTGGACATCTAAAAACTGTATCTGGAATATCATTAAAGTTTTTAAATGCCAAATAATTATTACAATGAGGACATTCAAAATCTAAAATATAATCACCACTATTTAATATATTAATATCATTATCTGTTAAACCATATTTAATAGTATTATTTTTAATAATATCATTTATATATGTAGTTTGTTCTTTAATATTCATATCAGTTCTAAATTTTCCATCAGGTAATACATCATTATATTTCATAGAATTTAATATTGGTTTAGCAACATAAAAATTTAACGGTAATTCTTCTAAATCACTATTTAATACTAAGGATTGAAAATCTAAAAATCCTTTTAAATATCCAATTAATTCATCTTTATTTTTAGCAATAATAGGTACATAATACGGTTTCTTTTTAATATCCATAGCAATATAATTAAAATTTTTAATTTGTTTTTCCATAATCATATTTCCCTACTATATCAGCTATTTGTTCAACTGATAAGAATTTAATATAATATTCAACATCTTTTTTTCCTATTTCAAAATAATCCATTAAACATTCAGTTTCTTTTTTATTAATTTCTTTTGGTTTTTTAATGTACTTATTCCAAAGTCTAGTTTTTGCCATATGATTTAAATAATAATTATAATGATTTTTTTTAGGTATATTATACATATTTATCATACCAACAAAATTTAAATAAAGATTTTCCATACTAATAAATCTATTTATCATATAAGGATCATATGATTTTACTTGTTCATCATTAAATTCATCATAATCAATTTTCTTTGATGTTAAATTATTTAAATGGTCAAATATTTTCATTATTTACCTACAATCTTTATTTTATTATTTTTTATATTAGCACAATCTATATGAATCCATGACATATTTTTAAAATCTTCCATCCTAGTAATATATTTAAAAGCAAAATGTTTTTGATTTAATATAATTTCATTACGAATTTCTATACTATCAATACCATCAATTAAAAAATCAATAGCATTCCCAAAATTATGCTGTGAAGTAGGACTATAATAAAATGAACTAGGAGTCCGTAATCCACTCCACATTCTATGACCACCAAATTTCCAGTCATTAATAGTCATCTTCTTACCAAAATATTCTCTTATAGAATCAGCTGTTATTAAAATCCTCGGAGATATAAATTCCAAAGATTTTTTATTACATTTATGGAACATTTCTGGATCTACAAATTCTTCACATATAAAATATTCCGGCATATAACTATGTAAATCTATTAATTCTTTCTCATATTCAGCTATTATATTTCTATGCCGATAGATATTATTTATATCAGAAAAAAAATTCATTTAAAATCTCCAGCTTTCAATGGGAATTTAAAACCTTCTTGTTTTAAATTATTTATAATAATATCTTTATTAGTTTTCCAGTTATTATTTAAACTACCATCACCAGTACTTTTATGGCAAACTAAAATATCAGCACATCCTATCTTATAACCAGCTTTTAATATTTGCATACAAATATCAATATCATAAAAATCGAAACCTTTTAATTCTTCATTAAATCTTATACCATCATTTAATAATTTACCTCTAACTGCAAATAAAAGTCCATCAACACAAAGCATATCATCATAAAAACCAATATTACCTTTTATTAAATGAAATTCTTTATCTTTATTTTCTTGTATTATATGACCTCTAAGATTTTTATCAGCTGTTTTCCACCAAGCTCCATTTTCTTCTAATACAGATGTTCCAATAACACCTAATAATCCTATTTCTTTCTTATCTTGAAACACTAATTCCAACTTATGGATAAAATAAGGGTCTAATAAGCGCACATCTTCATGAACAAATACTATGACATCATTATCATTAATACCCTCCTTAAAAAGAGCTGTAATGCCTTTATTATATTTAATACTCATAGTATTTTTATTAATATCAGCTTCATTATGAATCTCACATACTTGAGCAGTTATCATATCTAAAGTTTTTCTTAAATAATCTTGAAATATAGCTTCATTATGTCTTGCTACAATTATTTTTACCATTTTATAAAACTCCTATAATTTCCATTAGCATACAAGCAAAATTAATTTCCTTATCAATAACAAATCCATTTCTATACATATATTCACCAATTATTAATAAAATTTGTGCGTATTTACTTTTATCTACTAATGGAAGAAAATTATTAAATAAAGAAGTAAATATTTCATCGTAATTATATCCATGTTCAATAGCATATTTTCTAGCCTTCGGAAATTTTTTATTTAATATAAGATCGTAAAATTCAGAATCAATAGCTTGATAGTCAAAAATATCAGGTGTAATACAACCACTAACAGTAGAAAATTGTTGTAATAATCCTAACATTTTTCTTATATCAGGATAATATGTATCAACTAACTGTTGAATTGTATCTATACTAAATTCTACCTTTTCATTTTTCAAAATAACAATAAGTCTAGTTACAATCTTAGGTTTCATTTCAGCTATTACTTTAGTTTCACTTAAATCATAATTAATTTCTGTTAATCTAGATCTTAATGGTTGTATAATATGTGTAATATAATTACAAATTAAAATGAATCTACAACTATTATGATATTCTTCTATAGCAGCGCGCAAACCTTTTTGTAATTGAGAACTTGCACCATCAAATTCATCTAATATCATAATTTTTGGTGAACCACTAAAAGATTTACAAGAAGCAAATTTTGAAATTCTAGATCTTAATGTATCAACTCCACTATCCTTACTAATATTAATATAATCATATTCAGCTTCCATATCATTACAAATACATTTAGCTGTAGTAGTTTTACCAGTCCCAGGAGATGATGATACCAATAAAAGATTATCAATATTTTTTTGTTTCATTTTAGTAGTAAAGAATTTTTTGGTATCAGCTGGCATTAAAACATCTTTAAATTTTATTGGTCTATATTTTTCAACCCAAATATCATAAGTTTGCTTATCACTCATTTTTTCTTCCTCATTTTCTTCCTTTTATTTTTAGTAGTATTATCAGCTGATGTAGTAAAATTCATTTTAGATTTTTGCATTGTAAGTCTTTGTTGTCTACCCATAGATTTCATAACATCCCTAACTCTTTTTCTATTAACTTTAGGTCTTTGCTGATCAAAATAAGCTTCATTAGTTTTTTCGTTTTCAGTTTTTGGAACATAAATACAATGACATGGTATAGGGCTTTTAGTTTCAGCATCTCTACCAATATACCCTTCACCACCACAATGTTTACAACCAGGTTTAGGATCTCTTATTTCCATATTCATTTGCTTGGCTAATGATTTTATTATATCAAAAGGTTTAATAGTTGAAGAATCAACAACTTCTCCTGTACTAACATCAACTAATTCTTCAACTACTTCAGCTTCATATTTATTATTATAAAATTCTTCCATTATACACCTTCACTTTCAACAACAAATATTTTAATATTAATATCACCTTTATTCATAGAAAATCTACTAATACCCTGTTCAGTAATATCAATAACATAATCACCTTCTGGTAACATAGAAAATACATCAGTTTTAATATCCATATTTAAAATATTATCACCAATATCATTATTTAATGCATACATTTTTTCAAATGAATGATCATAATTCTTATTACCTAATCGCACTAAAATATTATCACCATTATTTCTTAATGTTATCTTTTTTGCTGAAATCAAAGAAATCATTTTCTGAATTTCATGTATATCTGTACTATTTAAATTAATACTAGCAATAATATTTCCAAATCTAACATTTTTAGGGCCTTTAGAAATAATAGAGGTTTCTGATAATACATATTTAATTCTAGCTGTATCACTTTGAATAGTTAATTCTCTACCATTTTGACTAACTTTTGGATCTTTAAATACAGATAATAAATTATAAAATTCTGAAAAATCATAAAAACCAATTACATCTTCTTTAAAATTAAAACCATCTAATGGCGCTGTCATTTGAACTGCTATAGTTTTACTGTCATCTAAACGATTTATAATAAGAAGATTCTTTTCCTCATTTTTTGACATTAACATAGATGTATTAATTTTAGTTAATTTCTGAATAAAATCTAAACATTCTTTTTTAAACTCAATCTGTTCTTTCATTTAAACTCCTTTAAATTAATTTATATACCTGTACTACCAAACCCACCTTCACCACGATTTGTTTCTTTAATATGAATAGTCTCTTTAATAACAATTAAAGGTACTTCATTAAATACACCTTGTGCTATTCGATCACCCTTTTTAATATCAAAACTTGTTTTACTATGATTAATTAAACCAATTTTTATTTCTCCTGTATAATCAGGATCAATAGTTCCAGGTGCGTTAATAACAATAATACCATATTTACATGCTAAACCACTTCTAGATCTAATTTGTAGTTCTAAATTATTAGCCATTTGAATTTTTAATCCAGTACTAATAATAGCTATTTTACTAGGCATCAATTTAATATCCTCATAACTCTCTAAATCAAAACCTACACTATTATCAGATTGATATTCTGGTATATTTACATCTTCATACATCTTCTTAAAAAACACATCTTGCATAATAAACTCCTTTTTATATTAGTGTAAAAATTATTTACTTTAATATAAAACATAAAAGTTAAAAAAATCAAAAGTTATTTGTATATTATGAAGAAATATTCCAATTATTTAATTTCCAATTAGTAGACAGACTACAATCTACACCTCTTAGATTGCAGTCTGCTAGACCTATAAATAAAATTAGTTTATCTTTATTTACACCTACTGTTTGTATTATTTTATTAATAGTTGTTAATTTCATTTTAACCACACGCACTATAACCACAATCTAAACAGGTTTTACAACCATCTCTATATATCATATTAGTTCCTCCACATTCAATATTTCCACATTTAGTTCCACTTTGAACTACTTCACCATTTTTAATATATTTCTTTAATACTCTAGATACAGATCGTTCAAATCCAAGAAAATTTTTATCTCTACCAAGTTGTTCAACTAAAAATTGTAAAGGTACACCATGTCGTAAACTTGTTGATATTAATCTAGAAAGAGTCCCATAATTTTGATCAAAAGTACTTCCAATATTATCAATAATTATTTCATCATCAATAACTAATTGATATTTAGAATTACCCTTTTTAATAATAAACCCATCTTGTTTTTTAATATTATAAGTATATTCATCTACAAAAATTTCATAAACAGTTCCATTATATAATCCAACTAATACTAAATATTTTTTATTTTGTACAGTAATATAATTAATTTTACATTCTAATTCTATTGGTCTTTTAGGAGCACTATGACGTTCTATATATTTAGGTCTATCATTTTCTACTAATGTATTACCAAGAATACCTTTCATGGATCCACCAAGCCAAAAGGTAGTAAACCCCTTTAATCCTATATCATATGCATATTTAAAAAGATCTTTATAATCTTCATACTTTGTATCAATAGGAAGATTTAAAGTTTTACTAATACTATGATCAATATATTTTTGAAATATAGCTTGTATATCAATACTATCTTTAGCACCAATATTTTCAATAGTTACCATATAATCAGGAATATCACAATCTTCACCAAACATTTCTTGATATAATAACCATGAATATGATTTTACTTTTTCCGTTTTAATGTCATCACCTCTTCCAGTTCTAATATTTCTATCATATTCAAGATTAAACATAGGTTCTATTCCTGATCCACAATTTTGGCCAACTGTCATCGATGTTGTTCCAGTTGGCGCAACTGTATTCATTTGAATATTCCTAAGACCATATATTTCTATATCATTTTTAATATCATTAGGTAATGTTTTAATAAAATTAGCTTCTATTAATAAATCAGATTGGCATTCAGGAAAACTCCCCTTTTCTTTAGCCAATTCAATACTCGCTCTATATGTAGTATCTCTTAATAAAGATCCTAATTTATGTGATAATTCTTTTGATTCTTTACTACCATATTTAATTCTCATCATAGCAAAAATATCAGCTAATCCAGTAAAACCTAAACCTATTCTACGCCAATTTAAACTATTATCTTCTATCTTACTTAAAGGATAATCAGTTACATCTAAAACATCATCTAAAAATCTAACACCTAATGTGATAACTTCTATCATTCTATCATAATCTATATAAGCTTCTGGTGTAAAAGGATTTCTAACAAATACACTATAATTTATATGACCTAAATCACATAAACTATATTCTGGCATGCAAATTTCCCCGCATGGATTCACAACAGTAAGATCAAAATCATAATATCCATTATTATATTTATTAACAGTATCAATATTAAAAATACCAGGTTCATTATTTTCAAAGGCATTTTTAGTCAATAAATCATATAAATATTTAGCTTTAACTGTTTTATATATCTTTCCTTTAAATATAAGATCCCAATCGCCATCTTTTTCTAATGTGTCCATAAAAACATCTGTTAGAATAACACTAATATTAAATTGGGTCAATGTTTTATTTTTATCACCTTGCTTACATGTAATAAATGCTTCAATTTCAGGATGACTAATATCCATTAACGCGATATGAGCCGCTCTCCTGTGACCGCCAGTAATTATTGTTTTAGCACTTTGATCAAATATTTTTAAAAATGATATAGGACCACTACTTTCTCCACCTTTTGATAAAACGGTTCCTTCTGGTCGTAGACTGCTGACATTCATACCAACACCACCACCAACTTTTGATATTAAAGCATCTTCTTTTAGACTATTATATATATCTTCCATAGAATCTTTGATACCTATAGTAAAACAATTATTATAATTTTTTATTTTACTATAAGATCTAGCATTTGCTAATATTCTACCCGCTGGTATAAATTCTCTATTATTAAGCATTATTTTAAAGCGTTTTTTAATATCAACTCTAATACTAGGAATTTCACATTTAGCAATTTCATCTACGACATCATTACATACTTGCTCTTCATTAGATTCTCCATTTATCATATATTTTTTACTAAATTGTTCTTTACTAATATTTTGCTTCCAATCCCACATTAGATATTCTCCTTATTATAAAATTTTAATTGTTTTTTAATTTCAACTATCCTTTCATTAAATATTTTTTTATCATAAATAAATTTTTTATGCGTAACAAAAAAATTTAATTTAGTAATACTTTCTATTAATTCGATTCGAGATAATCTAGTTATAGGTTTTCTTAACGCATGATTTATTTTAACCATTAAAAATATTTCCTTCGTCTAAAATTTTCCATATTAATCCTTTCTTTTTACAAAATTGTTTTGCTGCCCGCCATTTATTTTGATTTTTAATATAAGTATGCAAAGCTATTTTATAATTCCGCATGGCTTTTTTAGTTTTTCTTTTAGGTATTTTAGGTTTATTTCGTTGCCTTTTAGGTTTAACTTCTAATAAACATTGTTTAATATTACCTTGTCTATCTTTTACTTTAACATAAAAATCAATATAATATTTATGAATTTTACCATCTATATCAAATAGATATGGGATAACTACATTTTCACTACCCCATTTTAATATATTAATATTATTATCTAAATAATACATAACTCTAGATTCCCATGAACTCCTATAAAAAGGTACTTTAGTTCCTATATATTTATTAGGATTAATCAAATCATATTTACCTTGAGACCATCCATTTTTATGCTTCATAATTTATTGTATATTTTTTAGATATTGTTCATATATTTGAAAATCTTCTATTAATGTAGAAAATTTATATTTAATTAAAAGTTCCAAACATTTATCTCCATCAAACTTTTGAATATTATAATTGTCAAAATCAGTTTGAATTGCTTGTGTATATTTAACTGGTATTAAATCTAAATTAATTAATTGTTGATTTCTATCATATTCTGCTTGAACATTATGTTTATCAATATATTCTTGTAAACCTTCATTTAAAATTTTAGCTGCTGTTTTTATACCAACTCTAATATTTACACCAGAAATATTATCACTTATATCACCCATTAATATCTTAATATTTAAATCTCTTTTAGCATCTAATGTATTAACATAATTTTTTTTTAGTGGATTATAAACATTAACATGTTTTTTTTGCATCAATTGAATCATATCTTTATCAGATGATATAATTGTATGTTTACTATTAGGAAATACTTTTTTAATAGATGTTGATATAACATCATCACCTTCACATCTAGATGTTTGTATAACAAAAAAGTTGGTAAAAACATCTTTTAATTCTACTATAAAATCTTGCATAACTGGAAAAAAGGCTTTAAAATCAACAATAGACTTATCTCTAGCCTTTTTTCTATTAACTTTATATTCTGGATATATATCTTTTCTCCAACCATTATTAGCATCTACAGCAAATATAACTCTAGTTGGTGTAAATTTTTTAATTGATGTAAATATAGATTGTAACATAAGAAATTTCCAATTAATCCAAGTTTCTTCTAGATCAACAATACCAGCTTTTTTCATACTATTAGCACTTACAAAAATATTACGATATATTAAATTATGAAGATCAAAATCTAAAATATCGTCATGCGTAAAAACATCATCATCTTCAATAAAATCTGATAAATTCATTAATATTTCCTTTTTAAAAATGGTCGTACCGTAAAATTTTCTGAATTTTTTGTTGCTTTATTAAATATTTGAATAATTTTTTCATCATAATCTTTCAAATCTTTTAATCCACATCTTAATATATCAAAATCTAAAATATCATCATATATTAAAATATCATCTTCAATAAAATCTGATAAATTCATTAATACTTCCTTTCTATAAAATTACGCACCAGAATATTTTCTGGATTACTATGTGTTATTCTATTAAATATTCGAATGGTTTTTTCATCATAATCTTTTAAATCTACTAATCCACGTCTTAATTTTAATTCTAATAATAATAAATTGACACACCAATAAGCATCGCATATATCTTCTTTGGTTTTAATAGTACTTAAACTTGATAAATCAAACCTATCTTCCATTGGAAGTTTTTCGTATGTTTCTATCATTAATTCTTTATTAGCATTACCATTTTTAGTAGCAAACATCTTAATACTCTTTGGATCATAAAATCTTAATTTAATTCCATGTTCAAATAACCAAATCTTCATAGCAGATGTTGTTTCGGCAATATTAAAAACCTTACCTTTAGCCGCATATGCGTAATCTTCAAAGGCTATATATAAACATCCACTAACAATTTTTTTTATTTTATCTCTAATCCAAATATATTGTTGATATACATTATTAAAATCTTTCTTTTTATAATACAATATATTATCTGTAGTATCTTTCTTTTTCTGTGTAAAACTTAGAAATTCTTTAGATACAACATCTAAATTTTCATTTAAATCCAGAACAACTACTCCTGGACAATTAACACTATAATCTATTCCAGCTATTTTCATTTTAAATAAATCCTATCGTGAATTGAAGTACTAAAATAGGATAACAATTCATTAAAACTAAAAGTAGTATTTTTATTTTGATATAAATACAAATCGTTTATATCTTTTATTTTATTAAATATTTTATTAATTCTTAAATATTTTTTCCATAAAAAAACAGGTTTATTACAAGATAATAATTCTAAACTTTTATAATAACCAGCAGCATCATTATCAAATAAATAATATGAATTTAAAACATTTAATTTTTTTTGGATATCTTTACTTATGTTAGCACCTAATATAGCAATACTATTTTCTAAAAACATAGAATCTATTGGCCCCTCAACAACAATTACTTCTTTTTCTTTATTAATATTATAAATATTATATATTGCTTTTTTACTACCATCATTTCTACTTAAATATTTCGGTGTCATATGATCTAATAATGCACGACCTTGATAATAATAAATTTTATTATTATCATCCCAAAATGGTATTATTAAACGATTTCTATATTTACCATCAGTACAAACATACCATTTTTTCCATATAGATTCTGGTATTTTACGTTTATCTATAAATGATTTAGCTTTATCAAATATTAAACCCTGACCCTTTAAAACTGGAAAAAATTGTTTATGTTCTTTTATTTCTTTTATTTTCTTGTTTGTTATTTCTTTCTTTTTTTCTACTTCTTTTTTAATACGATATTTTTCTAATTGTTGAGTAATAATTTCCTGAGTGTCATCTTCATTTAATCTATTAATTTCACGTCTATATTCTCTATATTGATTAGGAAAATATAATTTAAGCCAATTATTAGCAGTCATATTAGCATTACAATCAACTCTATGACAATAATAAACCCAAGGCATTTTATTCTTTAAAATAAATCCACGTTTTTTACCATCAGCATCACCACATACATTACAAGAAAAATTATAATAATCACTTCTTTCTATGAAATTAGTTTTATATTTCATATATAAAGCAAGTTTTAAATATCGATCTAAAATCAAATGCCTATATCTAATATTTATCATATAAAGATCTTTATATTAAAAGAAAAGAATAAAGGGGAATTTCACCCCTTTATAATAATTAAATAACTTAATTACGAACACTTGATAAAAAATCTGCTTCACTACTATCATCAAAAATAAGATCAGTTTTTGATACTTCAGTTTTAATATCCTCAACAACTGGTTTAGTTGTCTGTGTTATATTAGAAGTACTAGAAGTACTAGAAGTACTATCTTCTCCCATTACACTCTTAAAACGTGTATCAAGAGTTTCAAAACTATCAAATTGATCTTCCTCAATGAAAGGTGCAATATTAAATCTACTCTTATGAATCTTTTCTAATACGGCATCATCTTTACTAATAGCAGTTGGTTGTTCGAAACTACAATCATCATAAATAGGCCAATCTTTAGGTGAATTTCTTTTAACTATTAATTTAAAATTAGCACCATCATAATAATCCCAGATAATACAAGGTGTTTCTATACTATCATCATCAGGCATCCATTTACCCATAATCTTATTATAAACTTTAGTACCATAAGCATACAAAAAAGTTTTACCTTCATTTTCTGGACACTGTGGATCTTTAATAACTAAAATATTACTAATATATTTAATCTGTCTATTTTTCTTTCCAACTAATCTACGTGCTGTATTTTCATCATTATCTTTCCAAATTTTAGTATTAGCATTACATACTGGACACAGTTTTCCAATAGCAGTAGGACAGTTATTAATATAATAACCATTATCTCCCTGAAACCAATGTTTTGCTGTTTTTACATATGGAATTGATCTATCTGGTGCTGGAAGAAATCTAATAATTGCTTGACCACAACCATCTTCTTTCTGTTTCAACTTATAAAATCTTTCATCATTGTCACTTCTTTTATTTGATTTTTCTTCTTTCTTAACATCTTGTTTTGCTACATTCCAATCAAATTTAAATTTTCTTGCTGGCATTTTTTGCTCCCATCTTAGTAATTAAATGTTGTTTTAAATGTATTATTATTATTTCAAATTCTTGGTATTTTTTTGATTTTTGTTTCATAGTTTTATTAGCATATTTTTGATATTTTATAAAAAATAACGGTGATATAAGACCTTGTATTATTAATTTATAAATTATTGATTCACCATCTTCACTAATTGCAAAATAATCTTCAATACCTCTCAACCCTACTTGTTTATTTAATTCAGTTATGATCCCTTGATTTTTATTTACCTCCTTTAAACTAAGTATTTCTAATGCGAGTTTTACATTATCATACTTTAAGTTTTTAAAATTTATTTTAGATTCAAAAATATATTGATAATATAGATATATTATAAAATCTTGATAACTATACCAACTGTTTTCAAGATCATTATATATTTTTTTACAAATAGTTACAACATATTTAGGCGCATTATCAAACCATGTTCTAGCAACTAATGTATCAATATTTATAATCTTACCATCAACACTTTTTTTAACATTTTGGATAATCGAAAACACTCTCCAAATACTACTTTTATATGGTGTCATTATCCATCCTTTCTTTCTTTTGCGCTTTAATATAAAACATAAAAGTTAAAAAAATCAAATTTATTTTAATTTAAAAAATCCATAATATTTTTTATTTTAGTTTTAATATTAGTACGTTTACCAATTTCTTCTTTAAGAGTTTGTATATTCTCACCATCTAATATTTGTATTATTTTAACTAAATCAATATATCTATCATCTATTATTAATAAACAATCAAATATTTGTATATTATAAATTTTACAACATCTACGTATAAGAACATTTATATTTTTTATTGTAATAGAACTAAGTCTTTTATTATTTATAAAAAATTTACTAAAATCTATTTGATTCTCAAACATTTTTTTACCAACATCATCTAAATTTATTCGATCAATTATATTACGTTCCTGTTTTTGATGAACCATAAATCCTCCTTTAATCATCATCAAATTCAATAGCATTTTTAAATTTTGTATCTTTATTTGTTTTTAAAGTTATATTAACAATATTAGCAGCTTCAGAAAGAACATCTTTAGCTATTGGAGCATTCAAAGCATCTGGATTTTCACTTATTCTCATTTTATCATAATCAATACATACAGTAGTTTTTATTTTATTTAAACCGTACCGATTCTTAATAATAATCCAACCAAATTTTTTATTTTCACAAGTTCTATATTCATCTGGTTGAACTATTGCTATCATAATATCAGCCACAGTAGTAATTCCTATTGATTCCCCAGTAGATGTTAAATCAATTTCCGCTTGATCATAACCACCTCTATTTGTTTGTAACGCACTTACAACTGGAACTTTTTCTTCAATAGCAAGAGCACGAAGTTCTTCTGCAACATTTTTATATGAAGTATTACTATTATCACTTTTTCTATTTCTTATAGGTAACATAATATGTAAATGATCAACTACAATATAATCTGGAATAAAACCTTGCTTACCTTTAAGTTCTTTTAATAAATTTCTAATTGTATTAGTATTAATACTAGAAGTAGGATATTCTTTTACAACTAATCCATGTTTAATTAATTTACGAGATTCGTTAAATTTAGCATGAAAATTTTCTCTACTCATATTTTTCCAATTATTCATACTAACATCCATAATATCAGACATTATTCTTTCAGTAAGCATTTCTTCACTCATTTCCATAGATACAAATAATACATTTTTACCTTGTAAAAGAGCCGAACTAGCAAGACATCCAAGTATTATAGATTTACCAATATTAGTTTGACCAAGAAATAACGAAAGTGTTTTTTCATGAAATCCACCACCAATTAGTTTATCAAAATATGTAATACCTGTTGGTATATAAATATCATCATTATGAAAATGATCATACATAGCCTGTTCACCATTTTCACTAAAAATATTAAGCCCAATATTATCATTAAAACTAAAAACAGATGCTTCTCTTAAAAGATTATTTAATTCTTCAATCTTTTTAAAATTACCATCTTTAAGATGTTCTGAAATATCAACATTAATATTTGATATCATCATTGTTTTAAAATATTCTTCTATTTTATCATCTAACCAATCATCTTTATAATCATTAATATTAATATCAATACAAGTTGTTAGATATTTATATACGTCAGTATTATCAATATCAATTTCTATTTCTTTTAATTTAGGAAATCTATCAAATTTTTCTATAAAAACTAAAAGCTCATTAACTACTTTTTTAGCATTAGATTCTATAAAAATATCAATATTAAGATATGGTAATAATTTTTCCTGTCGTCTTTTATCCACAAATAGGACTTTGAGAAGAATCTTCTCAAAGTCCGTTGGATTAAGCAGATCTATTTGACTCATCTGTTTCTGTTTCCTCATCCGGATTAATAGCTATATCATAATTTAATTTTTTAGCAAAATCTGTTTCTTTGAATATTTTATCCCAAAATTCTTTATCAATATCAATATCTTTTGCTTTAACTTCTATTTCACCATATTTATATCCTTTAGATCTACCAATTTTACATTCTTCAATAATATCATATTTACTAGCTAATTCAGCTAAACCACTATATTTATGAATACCATCTCCCCAATGAACTGTAATAGGAAACTTTAATTTTTCTTTAATTTTTCTTGATTTATTAACATTAATTATAAATTCATATCCATTAAGTTCTTTATTAGTATCCTTATCTTCACGTCTACCAATTATCCAAATATCATTACTATTATAAATATTTCCTGTTCCACCAGAAAGAACATTTTTAGAATACATTTCTTGTGTTTTATATGTATGCTGTATACATACAAATGGTATGCTTAAAATATTAATATCAGCTGTTATAATTCTAAATAAAGATTTCATGGCTTTAGCTCTAGTCATATCAGCTTTTTCATTTCCAGCAATAGCATCATCTATTTCTTTTCTAGATGCTAAATTACCAAGACTATCAACAAAAATCATAACATTATGATTCTTACGTTCTTTCTTTAACATATCTAATTGTGTTGCTATTTCATGTTTAAAATCTTCAACACAAGTAATAGGTATATGAATTATTCTATCAACATCTAATCCAAATTTTTTAATATATGTAGGTGGAGCACCAAATTCTGTATCATAATAAATAACAACACCATCTTTATGTTTTTTCTGAAATGCCTGTATCAAATACAAACCAAATAAAGTTTTAAATCTTTTAGATTCACCAGCAATAGTTAATACCCCACCACTAGGTAAACCTCTATCTATCCCACCACCAAGTGCAGCATTTAATAACGGAATATCTGTTACTATATAATCTTCCTTTTTATCATAAAATTGTGAAGCCCTTAAAACTGATTTATAAACACTATCTGACTGTTTAAGTATTTTACTTAAAATATCATCTGCCATACTTCCCCCATATTCTTTAAAATTCTAAAAACGAATTCATTTTATTTGCATTTAAATCTATAGTACCCCAATTTAATACTTTATAAAATCTTTCTATAATATTTTGTAATTTCTTCTTCCATTGAGTTTCATAATCAATTTCAAATATATCATTAAATTCTTCTGGCCAATGATTAATAAAAGCTATAATATCTTGTTTAAAATAATTATTTTTATGAATCTGTATAAATTTTAATTTAGTACCACTAGTAATAGGTTGTAATCTAATCCCATATTTTTAATAGTATGATTATAATTTAACGCCGCTCTAACATGTATAGGAGTAGCTTTTTTATAGTTTAAAAAACCTTGACCATAAATACCATCAGTAGCTTCCTCATATTCTTCATAATTATTAATACCACTAGGTGCTGCAATATTATCAATATCTTGTTTCATAAATTCTTTTTTAATATTAACCATTTTTTCTATAATTTGTAATGGATCTTTAGATTCAAATAATTCTTTTTGTAAATCTAATATTTTAGATCTACAAAATACAGGTGTTGATGTACGTACAACAGCAATACCTGTATTTAATATTTTAGGTTCTAAATATATCTCACCTTCATTATCAACAACTTGACAAACATACATCTTTTTAGCTAATACCAATTCATTTTTACATATCTTTTCTCTTTTAAAATTTATATTTTGTTTAGTATTAAATCTTTTAGCATATATTTCTAATATTTTTTGATAAAAACCAACCATTAAATTAGCGTCAAATTTATTCATCCAATCAATAAGTTCTTGATTATCTTTAAATTTAACACCAAGTTTATCAATTAATTCTTTTAAACTAAAATGATTAGAATCTGTGTCTATTAAAACTAATGGATCTGTTTTAAGATCATATTTTTGCATAAGATAATCTGAAGTAGTTTTAGATAAAAATCTAATAAGATCTTGTCCACCAAGAGTAATAGCTGTTGCATTAGATATATTATAAAAATGAAAATACTTATTTCCCATGACACCATACATCGATTGTCCAGTCCACATAAACTTGCCATTAGAACCAACACATACAGTATGTTTATCTGCTACAGTTATATTATATACTTTCCCTTTAAAATATTCAGTTGAACAATCATCTTTACTAATATTAATATTAGAAGTTTCCCATGTTATATAATATTTGCTATTCAAAATTATATAACATGGTATATATCCAGCTTTTATTATAATATCAATAGATTTATTAAATAATTTAATATTATTAACATTAATAGTAATTCCTAATAGTTCATCTTGTTCATATTCATCAAAATCAAAAAATATAGCATCACAATCTTTATTATGAATAGGAATAATACGATCTTCTAAAACAAAGTCTTTAGCTTCTATTTTATTAATACAATCATTTTTTTCTATTAACATTTTATGTTCTGGTGTAACACATATATCAACTTTAGAATTTCTAATCCTATGCATATCACCATCATAGTCATATACATATGTTTTTTCTACAATTTTTATTTCAAGATCTTTAGTTTCTTTATTTATTGAATATACCATATCACCAACACAGACATCTTTAATCTTCTTAATACCATTAACTGTTATAATATCAGTACTTTCATGAAAACAATTAATAAGAATCTTTCTAATCTTTTGTTGAACATCATAATAAGTAGCATCTACTAAATTATTTTTATCATTAGCTTCTGCTTTTTTATTTTTAAAATATTTACGTTCAGCAAATATTTTTTCTATAATAGCAGGTAAAACACCTTGTTTACTACCATCATAATAAATACCACCAAAAGGTTTAACTTCAGATTTTATATGATATCCCTCTTTTTTAATCTCAGTAAAATTTGGAGAGGCCGGTGTTCTTATAAGACCTTCAGTATTAGTTGGATTTAAAACCAAAGTTTCTGGACTAATATTATATTTCATAATCATATGTGGATATTCTGATTCCACATCATATGTAATAACATTTTCATGTAATCCTGGTTTAGCGTAAACATAACCACCAGGATAAGATTCTTTAATATTATTTTTTCTAGGTGGCATAACCATATTTCTACAATGTAAATAATTAAGAATATATCCTGTTATTAATGGCATTTGATTTAATGGTTTTTCAAATGGAACTAATGCTTGATAACTAAATCCGACTACAAGTTCTATAAATTTCAATTTCTTTTCTAGTTTATCTACCAATAAAACATCCTGAACATTATACTCAACAAATTGATCCCAATTATATTTATAACTATCATTAATTTGCCCATCTAAATCTAATTTACTTTCACCTAACTCAATATTAGATATAAAATTAAGACTATATCTTTCCCTAACTTTCATTCTATATTTTTTATATAATTCTATATAATCTAAAATAGAAATACCAGGAATACTATAAACACCATTTTTATTTTTATCATATTTATTTAATGGTGATAAAGTTTTTTCTATACCTAAGATATTACTTCTATTTATAATATAAGGAATATCAAATCCATTAATATACCAACCTGTTAAAATATCTACTTTATATTTACGAAATACGGTAATAAATTTTTCCAATAAATTTTTTTCATCAGGTATCCAATAATAATTATCAACATTACTATCTTCATTTTTAATATATTCTCTATTACCAAAAGTATGAATATCACCATTACTAAATTTAACTGTTATTAAATTAATAGGATATTTAGCATCTTCTGCTTTAGGAAATTCATCACCACTTTCAATTTCAATATCAATATTAGCAACCATAATAACATTCATATCAATTTCTAATTTTTGACCACCATATGTATTTTGTAAAAATAATATATCTTGTCCAATATCTGTTTCACAACAATATTCACCAGATTCTACTAATGCTTTCATCCCATCTCTTTTAGTACTGGTTTTTTCAATAACAGGTACACCAAAAATATCTGTTTTATCAGATTTTCCACTAGTATCTTTTACATAATATTTAAATATATTTTTTTCATATGTTCTTTTTATTTTACCATCTTCATTAACAAACTTATGATATATCTTATTCTTTTTACCATCATAATAAACACTTATAAACATATCATCTCCTTAATAATGGATAATTAGAATAAATATAATCTTCTATTTTTTTAATATTAATATTAACACTATCTAAATATTCATTACGGAAACCACCAGCATCTGGATGACCACCACCAAGATTAAGAAAAGCTAAAACTTCACCAACATGTAAATTTTCATTACATCTAACACTTACGTTATTGTATTTTGGAACAAACGCAAATACAATTTTATAATCTTCTTCAGTTAATAATTTATGACAACAATCATTTACAAAATCTGTAGTTGTTATATAAACACCATTAATAGTTTCTAATTCATATAAATTTAAATCATTATAAAAATTATTAAAGTCATTCTTTTTATTTTTAATATATCGTTTCTCATCATCTGTAAATTTAACATGACCATCTTTAAATCTACATCTAAATTTAGTATCCCAATATTTATAATACAATTCATTTAATGCCTTACTACGAGGATCTTTATGTTGCCATAAATCATAATCATTAATAAGATATGCAATTTCATCTAAATGTGTTAAATCAATATTAACCCAACCCTTTAAAAAATTAAGAGTTAATGTAGTAGCAAATAAACCAAGTATTACATAAAAATTATTAACTGGATCATGTAAATCTAATGCCGTATCATGATGATCTAATAATATAATAG